TGACCAAGGTATCTTTACTAACACTGGTACTTCAACATTAAGTCTTGCTGATGGTAATGGTATTACTCTTGGTAAATCCACTACAAATACATTAGCAGTTAAGGGTAAGGCTAACTCAAACACAGGTTATATAAGATTTGGTGATGATTCCAAATACTTTGGATATAGTGGAACTTACTTATACTATGGAACCGATTCTTCTAATACCACAATGGTATGGAGAGGTGAGAACGTAGGTATTGGTAATCAAGCAAGCAATCCATCTACACTACTTCACCTTTACAGTGATAGTGGAACAACTGCTGAACTTAGAATTTCTGCAGGTACAAACACTAACAGTAGTGCTGATCCTCAGATTAGATTTACTGGCCAAAACAATGGCACAACAGAAGGTTTCTTAATGCGTTATGACAATAGCGTTGGAGACATGTACTTTGATCAAGTATGGTCTGGTCTTAGTGATAGTTCTCCTGCTATTCGTTTCAGAGTTGAGACAATTGGAACTCCTAAGGAAGCATTCTACATCAGAGGTGATGGTGGAACAACCTTCCAGAAAGTTTTAAGAGCAGAACAACAGATTTCATCTGGTGTTGCAACTGGTACTGCTCCTCTCTCAGTTAACTCAACAACTGTATGTCCTAACCTTAACGCAGATTTACTTGATGGTTATTCAGCACTTAATCTTCCTTACTTCCCTGCATCTGTTAACACATGGTTGAATGATGCTGGTGGTCAACCAAGATTCTACTTCTCCAATAACTCTCATACATATTTCAGGACTGGTAGTGACTTCTTCTTTAGAAGTGATAGTGATAATGGTATTGGATCTCTTAATGATAATGGTTGTTGGACATTCTACTCAGGTAGTGATCGAACACAATCAACATATGGTTTACAAGTTGACGGATTAAATGGTCTTAACTTGTATGCAGGTGAGGGTTTATCATCTGGTCAGAAGTCCACAGTTCTAAGAGCAAGTGGTGATAAAATGTGGGTTGATACATACGGTGTCTTTAGAAGGAACCGCAACAGTGTTGCTGAAAACATCAACGTAAATAATGGAGATAACTGTTTCTCCGCTGGTCCGATCTCTATAAATAATGGTACGACAATTACCATTAATAATGGCGGATCCTGGAGTATTGTTTAAAAGGATATGAGTACACTAACCGTTCATGATTTACAAGGATTTTCTACGTATAGTAATGACGTAAGAATTCCTAGTGGTCACAAATTGAGAATTGAAGGTAACCTCAAATTACCAGAATGGACTACTGCAACTAGACCTTCTGCTGAGACTGGGTTGATTGGATGGAATAGTTCATTAGCTGTATTTGAAGCTTATAATGGAACTGAATGGGTTGCTGTTGGTGACTCAAAACCAGATGGAAGTTCTGCTGATAAAGCATTTGATAAAGCAACAGATGTTATGGTTAACCTTTCTAACCCTGCTACGGGTTGGTATTGGGTTAAGATTAATGGAGTTGCTAAGAAACAATGGATTGATACTTCGTATGATGGTGGTGGATGGACTATGGTGGCAAGTAATGTAATGAATATTTCTATTCCTGCATTAACTTACGCACAAGCAGCAACATCTACTGATCATTATGTAAGTAGTGGTTCTACATGGGGTAGTGGAGATCCTAAACAGTATGCTGCCTGGATGGGACTAGATGGTTGGCAAGGAATTGCTAATGGAAATAATGCGAACAGAGATGTTGTTTACTATGTTGCTGGATCGAGTGTTCCTTTAGGATCTACTGGTTCTCATAGTAAAAGGGCAAGATGGAGATGGACAGGTTGGGGTGCCAACTATGATTGGGTAGGAGAAAATAGTCTTAACGTTGAGTTGGGAAGTCCTAACCCTGGAGTTTGGTCATACCATATTAGTAACGGTTATAACTTTACTACTACTGATAGAGACCAAGACCAGTATGGTGGTAACTGTGCAAACTTGTACAATAGAGCACCATGGTGGTATGGATCTTGTTGGTCTGGAAGTTTCTGGGGTGGAAATGGATCTGGTTATCAGAACGCTCCTTTCTGGAATAGTTCTGGTGGTGACTACTTCAACTATGGAGCTATGTACGTAAAATAATGGCACAAGCACTAGACGAGTTTAGATTAACTTACACCAAGTTAAAGGTAGTGAAGAATAAGCGAGTAGCTATTCCTCAAAATCATAATGTATATGCATTTCGATATACCTTTGAATGGTATAACGGTACAACTAAGGTAAATAGTGAAAAGCTATTAGTACCCGCTAATGAGTACTTACTGCCCGATGAGGACTATGATATGGATGATATCATTGAACAAAAGAAAGGTGCTGGAGTAACTTTTGCCGATGGGTTTAGTATTGAGGAGGTAGAAGTCTAATGGCATCAAGAATTAAGGTTGATGAAGTAACCAATTTAAACCAGAGTGGGGCAGTTAGTTTTCCTACTGGTGGTGCTAATTATAATGGTAACGTAGATGTTACTGGAAATATTAATTTTACTGGATCACTTTTACAGAATGGATCACCTTTCGTAACTCTACCCGCACAAGATGCTTCTAACCTTGGTAGGGTTCTGAGATCTGGTGGTACTTCTGGTACTGCATATTGGGATACTGGTAATGAAGGAACTTCTGAAGGTTCTGCTCAAGCGACATATAAAGCAGGTTTTGATATTACTAGAGGATATAGTCAGTGTGGATATCGTGGTGGTAATTCTTGGAAAAATGTAAACAGACTTACACACTCCACATTCTCACAGGCTAACTTAGGAGATTTGACTACATGGTCAGGTGCTTATATTGACTCAGCATGGAATATTTCATTCAAGAGTTACATATTTGCTACAGGTGATAGTTGGAACGCAACTACTAATTTAGTATCTTCTATCAGTATGGTTACAGATAGTAATACTGGTGCTGCTACTTCGATGGCAACTACTAGAAATAGAACATCATGTATGAAGAAGGACTTCAATTATGCATATGTTCATGGTGGTAATAGTTCTCAGATAACGAAATATAATTTGATTACTGCATCAAATAACCAGAGTACAACTCACCCCAATGGTGATCAGAACAACCCTGCATGTGGACAAGGTGCTACAGTAGGATGGATCAAACAGGGTTCTGGACAGAACTTTAACTTTGCTACAGAAACATTCCACTCTTGGGCAGATAACCCAGGTACTGATGGTACTAACAAAACCCTTTCGAGTAGAAATGGTTTCATGTACTGGAACACTGGTGGTGGTTATCGTACTTCTAATGATTGGCATGTAAGAGATTCTTACAATGGTGGTCGTAGAGCAAGTGTCAGTAAGAATGGCATAACAACTGGTGAGGAAACAATGCATACTGGAAATGAGTATGGATTTATTTGTGGTCAGTATGATGGTAACCAGAATAATAATGGTTATCTATTCACATATGCAAGTCACAGTTTCCAAAGAGATAGTCGAATGGATAGTTTAGGTACTAGTGGAAGGGCATCTGGTGCTGCTTCAGAATACGGTACTCTAATGTACGGTTATACGGGGATGTAACAATGTCAACAGATGCAGTGAAATTAAAGTATTACATAGGCAGAAGATGCGATGAGATTGATTGGATTAGTACATCCAATGTTATCTGGAATATGTTTGGTGTCTGTGTATTCTCTGTGCAAGAGAAATGGGCTAGAGATCTTTATACCCTACCTCGTTCGTTTGAGGAAATTAGTGAAGATTTGGGTAGATGGGGAACAAAGCACTTCGGTGAAATTCGTGCTGTAGTTAAGGTTACAGACGAAGATCCTTTATCTGAAGATGATATGTATGCACTTGAGGAGAAGGATGGTAAGACTATCATAGAACTTCCCCAAGAAAGAATTGATGCTGCTATTGAATTCATGAAGGTATCAGCAAAACTTATTATTGAAGATCAATATGATCGTAAATTTTTAACACTTAAGTCAAGAAACTCTAAGTTAGAGCAGTTCTTGTGGGAAGCACAGGTACGGGAATCTAACAATCTTGACGGTGAAACACCAGTTATAGATAGTATTGTAGCCGCAAAAGGATCTAAAAAGGAAGATGTTGCTGCTGGTATACTAGCTGGTTCCGCAGATTTTAAAGAAAAGGTAGTAGATCTTTACGCAGATATGCTAAAGGTCAAGCAAGAATTCTCATCTTGTGCTACAATAAAAGAACTAAACGTTCTTTGGCAGAAGTATATGGGCATACCTGTACCTAATGATCAAGCTAAAGAGCTTGGTGAAGTACATGAAGAAGGCGATGTACTGACTGTTAATGCAGTTGATCCTGGACTGAAAGTTTAATTATTTAATTCTACACTATGTCAAATTTAATAACGTCAGACCAAGTTGAGGATTGGGTAGAGAACTCAATGCACTATGGGATGACAAAGGAGCAAATTAAGAATTTTGTTATCAATGGTAATGTAACTGATTTCAAACAACTCCGACAAGTTTTAGTCGAGATTGAAAGTAGAAATCATGAGAGAAAAAAAATAAAATATGATTTACGAAGAAAAGAAATACAGATAGCTAAGTTAGAAGCAAAGTTAGAAGTCGAAGATGATCCCTTTGAAAGGGAACTTATCGAATTAGATATTGCTGAATATAAATTAGACTGCGGTAAGTTTAGAGTAAATATCCGTCAGTATGATAGTGAGCTGCAACCTTTCCTTGATTATATTAATAATAATTTTGATACTATTCAAGAGGTAGAAGAGGCTGCTGAATATGATGAAGAGACTGAGAGGAAGTATTGGATTGCTCGTATGGGTAAACAAGCTGCTATTGACATTTATACTACTGGTAGAATAGGTGTTGGTAATATGGATTCTATTGCTATGATGAGAGAGGAGGATCAGATTTATGCAGTTAATATTGCATTGCAATATTCTGGACTTCTTAATTCTGGTATTGCTAAGATACAGAATAAGATGAAACCATACCTAGATAAATTATTAGCGGATGGTTCTGAAGCTAGACTTCCAACTTTTGATAGGATTGAGGATAACCTTAATCTAGACCTATTCAATAAACTAACAGGTAATAGTAATGAGCAAAAGAGTCTTCAGTCTACCGATAAATCCGAAGCTGGATGAAGACTTTGTAGAGAATACATTTCTTCCATTCCTTAAAGAGTATCGAGATTATATACTAGATCTATATTTTACTTGTAGAATTCCCCCATTTGACCAAGATGCAATGGGGGATGTTTTCATGCAGCCAGAAGCTTTAATATCTTCTGCATGTTATATCTCCAATCAAAGTAATATTCCCCTGTCGGCAACGTTTAATAATATATGGGTAAGACCAGATCAAAAGAATTTAGATGAATGGATTGAGAATTTTGCTCCTATCTACAATGTAGGTGCTAGAGTAGTAACTCTTCCACATACTTCATGGGTATCCAGTGGTCAAATCCAACAAGCATTTCCAGATTTGTTCATTAAGAATACTATTTTAAGAGAAGTAACTAGAGCAAATGAAATAGTAGCATTAGCAGAAGCAGGATTTCATTATATAAATTTGGATCGCGATCTTATGAGAGATCATGATCAGTTACTTGAAATAAGAAAGGCAAAGGATTATTGTACATTCATAGGAAAACCAGTAATGATTTCTATGCTGGTCAATGAGACATGTTGGGGTGGTTGCCCTATCATGCCAGAGCATTATCAGTATAATAATACTAGAAAAGGTTCAGATCCAATATATTTTGCAAGTCCTATTAGTAGAGTGTCATGTTCTACTTGGGATGTTCAACATCCAGAGTATGATTTAAAGCAAGCAAACCTTCCACCATGGAGAGAGGATTGGGTTGAGATGCTTGATTTGGGTATTGATGTATTCAAATTACATGGCAGAGAAAGTATGATGAGACTTCAAGAGAGTATGGATCTCATCAAAAGGTGGGCAGACGAAGAAGAATATATGTTCCCTGAGTACAAGAAGTATCAGGCAGAACTTGAGATGAAGGATGCTCCTATCAATGTATGGAGGGAGAAGATAAAGACATGTAAGTTTGATTGTTGGGATTGTAATTATTGTGAGGCAGTTATAGAATCTCACATGAAGAAAGCAGATTTACAAGTACATCCACAAGTGGAGACTTGTATGGAAGCATTTATTAATTCAGGAAAATATGTTTCCAATCATAAGACATATGATCCTAATGATCCCAATGCTTACTATAATGTACCTGGTTTATCATCACCTAGAGTAAGACATTTCTTAAATAATTTGTGCTCCCAGGAAGGTGCGGTCTATCTTGAAGTCGGAGTATATGCTGGTTCTACATTCTGTGCTGCAATACAAAATAATGAGATGGTAGCAGCATATGCTAATGATAATTGGTCACAACCAAACCTCCAACCAGCTAGAGAAGATATCAATTTGGAACTAGAAGATGTTACTGTTAGTACCTTTGTTAAAAATTTACAGACTAATATAACAACCGACAGCCTCGATTTTGATATTCAGGTTCTTAATGGAGATTCTTCAAACCTTGGTAAGAAAGATTTTAAAGAAGATGTTAACATTATTTTCTATGATGGAGATAATACTGAACATAAGATGGTAGAATTTTTTACAAGGATGATGGATTTTACTGCTGATGTCTTTACTCTTGTAGTGGATGATGCAAATATAGAAGACAATGTAAGAATAACTAAAACCTTTGTTGAGAAGATGGGATTAAAAATTCTTTACGAAAGAGAGTTATTAAACGATCAAGAAGATGCTAAGATGTGGTGGAACGGGTTATACGTTTTGGTCTTAGCTAAATAGAATTGCGGATAATATTAAGAAAGAATGTCACAGCTTAACGTAGGTGTTCTTAATGCTACTGGTGGTGTTCAACTCCCTGCCATTGCCACATCTAATTTACCTACTACAGGTATTAGTGCTGGATATATGGTATATGATAGCACAGAAGGACAGATCAAAATTTGGGATGGTCAGAAGTGGATGAAAGTCACAGATGCTACCGTTAATGCATCAGGTGGTGATGAGACATATGATATGGGGTATTTCAGAATTCATAAGTTTAGAAGTTCTGGATCTTTTAATGTAACCGCAACTAGTAGTAATGCAACTTGTGACTTCCTTATCGTCGGTGGCGGCGGTGGTGGAGGTTGTTCCGATGGTAACTGTAGTAATGGTGGTGGAGGAGCAGGAGGATTAGTATATAAGTCTAACGTTCCCTTACCCAAAGGAAATTATCCTGTAGTTATTGGCTCTGGGGGAGCTGGTTATTACAACCAAGATACGAAAGGAGATAATGGTGGAGATACTAGCTTCTTTGGATACACTGCTTTAGGTGGCGGTGGTGCTGGAGCAGGTGGAAATAATGATAGAGGTAGAGGTCGTTCTGGTGGATGTGGTGGTGGAGGAAGTCACCCATACAGCGGGAGTAGAGCTGCAGGATTGCAGCCATCCTCTGCTAGTGGTGGATATGGAAATTACGGTGGAAACTGCACACCATCATCTCCTGACTGGGGTGGCGGCGGCGGTGGCGGCTGTGGAGAACAAGGTGAAGATGGCCAGAACACTCGTGGTGGATATGGTGGAGATGGAATGCTATTCAATATTGATGGCACTTCTAAATGGTATGGTGGAGGTGGTGCAGGTGCTAACTGCAACAACCCAAATAATAATGTTCAACCAGGTGGACTAGGTGGCGGTGGAATTGCTGCTGGAACCATTGTTGGTGGAACAGGTGGTAATGGATATGGAGGAGGCGGCGGTGGTGCTGGCTATCCAAACAGAACTGCTGGAGGTGGTGGTAATGGTGTTGTGATTGTTAGATATGCAATTTCTAACGTAGATGCTACTATTGGTGGATCTTCAGGTAACCCTGCTATTAGTGCTGCTGCTATTCTTGCTGCCAATCCAACCGCAGGTGATGGAACATATTGGATCAAACCAGCTGCCTATAGTGGTAGTGCTCAAGAGATTTACTGTTGGATGACTGCTGGTGGATGGATGTTAGTATGCTCTAACAATGCAAGTAGTAGTACAATACCAAGTGCTAATAGTAGAAGAAGTTCTAGTTATTTCTTAGATAGATCTGGTGCCCTTGGAAGTCCTGATCCAAATAATGATTATATTATTGGTGGTATGATTAACACCCTTGATTTCTCAAGTGTGAGATCTTTAGGATGGGGTTGGCAGAATGCTGGTGGTAGTAACAGCTGGAACTCTGCTCTAAATAATCTTGGAACTTGGGTTCAATGTGAATGGACACTTGCTAGAAGTGGTGCTGACAGATTGATTGAAGTTCATACTAGAGATGAGGTTCTTGTTACCCATAGTGGTGGTGGACTAAGTACTAGTGCTAGATACTTCTCACTTGATGGTATTAAGCAAGACTATACTCAAGGTGGATTTAATGCTAACAGCAACCAAACTACAGTCGGTGCTGTTGGTACAAATGGAAACAGTGGTGACCCTTCAACTGGTTGCTATTGGGGTCATGGATCTTCTGAAGGTAATTTTGAAGGATGGTATAATTCCAGCAATAGTAACGGAGATAGTCGAGGATACACAACTTGGGTTAGGTAAATTATGAATTATCCAGATAAAGGACCATCTATGGATGATGGTTTTGAATATTTTGCATTCGTTGATAATGAAACGAATATAGTTAAAAATGTGATATGCTGTAGTAGTCTTGAAAAATTTCAAGAACTTCAAGTGGCTATGGGACAAATACCAACTAGTGAAGGAAGATGGATTCCTGCTAATGCTAGAACTCGTAAACCTTCAAAGGGAAATCATTATGATGTAGAAAAGAATTTGTTTTATCCGAAGAGGTTATGGGATAGTTGGGTTCTCAATGAAGAGACTATGTATTGGGATCCTCCAGTACCAAAACCACAAGAAGAATATGACCCCGAAACTGGTACTTTAGTTCTACAATGGTTGTGGGATGAACCAACATTATCATGGGTGTCGCAGACATGCGCTAATTGTGATCCACCAAATAAAGATGAACTCTAATTTTATAGAAGAATATCCAGATTCAATATCAAGTGAAGATTGTTTAAGATTAATACATCAGTTTGAAAAAAGTTCAGAACTCCATGCCCCAGGTATGACTACCGTGGGGTATGATGATTCTATTAAGAAAGATACTGAAATAATGGTCTCTAATAGAATGCTTGGTGATGAGCAGTGGAGTGATGTCATCCAACCAGTTCTTAATGCTTTAGGGAAGAATGTTGATGCGTATAAAAAGGAATATACTATTGATTGTGGATTAGAAGATATATCTAGATGGGGTCTTGAGCCACCAGGAATTAACTTCCAAAGGTTTAAACCTGGAGAAGGATATAAGAAATGGCATTGCGAAGCTCCTTGTAGGGATTCTAGTAAGCGTGTCTTAGTATGGATGATCTATTTGAATACAATAGATGATAAAGGAGGTACTGATTTTCAGTATCAGGACTTTACATGTAAGGCAGAATCTGGTAAAATGGTTATATGGCCACCATATTGGACGCATTTCCATCGGTCACAAGTAAGTCCATCTTCGATAAAATATATTATGACTGGTTGGTTCTCTTATGTATAGGTATATGTGGTATGATACACAGTTACCAGAAAGGTTCTGTGATGAGATTAGAAATGTTTTGGAAGAGAATGAAGGAAGATTACAAAGTTCTAGAACACTTGGAGAGGAATCATCTCATATAAGAGATAGTGATAATTATTGGATACCAGATTCACATTGGATTAATTCTTTCTGTAGTCACTATATAAATCTCGCTAATAGAGAAAATTTCAAATATGATATCTATCCAGGATATCAAAATAATGTTATACAGTATTCACTGTATAAAGAGAATAAGTTTTATGGATGGCATACTGATACTATTCATGATGATAAAGATGAATCTCGTAAGTTATCTTTTTCATTACAGTTAAGTAACTATGATGAATATACTGGTGGCGATCTTCAGATGATAGATGAAGAGAATGAAATGTATATTGGACCTAAGTCAAGAGGAAGTATAATAATTTTTGATTCAAGATTGAGACATAGAGTTAGGAAGGTTACTTCTGGTGAGAGGAGATCTCTTGTTGGATGGGTAATGGGGCCAAGATGGAAATAGAATCAGCATTTCTACATGACCTTGT